CTTCCAGAAATGTCGTCAGCGCCGGAGCAAGGCCGCCGAGTATCGTCTGCTTCGTCTTGTCGAACTGCGCGTCGAGCCTCGCCATCGCCTCGGCGTAATCATTCGCGTGACGAATATCGTCCTCGCTCGGGGCGAGCGCGAGGCCACGCGTATAGCGATCGCGCACACCGCCGGCGCCCTTGTTAAGCAGATCTTCCAAGCCGCCAGCGTCGAGCGCTTCAAACAGGCGATGGCGAGCGAGCGGGCCGTTCCGACTGTTCACGCTCTCGCCAGCCGCGGCGATCTGTTCGAGCAGACGCTCTGAACTGAACTGACCGCGCTCGTCGAGCCCGTTGATGCCGTACGCCTGGTAGATCATCCGCTTCTGCGGATCTCGACCCTGCGTCGACTCGTAGTAGCCACGCGTCACGCCTTCGACCGAAGACGTCGCCTGCTCGGCACTCAGGCCGACGGACCTCGCTGCGTTCTGGATGCCGAACAGCTGCTTGGCGTCGATACCGAGCGTGAGCGACTTGTTGCTGACGCTGCGCACGGTGTTCGCCCATGTGGATTCGATCGAAAGGATCTTCGAGGTGACGAGCGCTGCCGCGCCTACGACGCCCGCGAGCAATGCGCCGCTTAGCGCGCTCGCGCGCGTCGCGCCGGTCACGAAGCTTTGCACTGCCGTCATGCGCTGCGAAGAGCGCGTCGTGCGCATCATCGCCTGATCGATGGCACGAAGGTTCCGGTTCGCCGAAGCAAAGCCTGCCCCCGTCCTGTCGAGCGCGGAGATTACGATCGTCAGGTTGTTTGCCATGGATCAGGTTGCAAGTGCCTTGAAGCTGGTCGGGAAAAATGCTGGATGAACCGGATCTGCTTGCGAAACGAGTTCGTCCGCTCGCGACGCATCGCGGTAGATGCGATTCGCCAGCGTCAGAGACGGCAGCGGCGTCGCGAATGCGAAGGTCCGCATCGCCGGCAAGCTTGCGCCTCGCTGATTCAAATCTGACACAACGGCTTGCCGGAGCGATCTCAGAGCGTCATAGGTCTCATCGTCGCCTTGATCGCCTGATACCGTCATCTCTGCCTCGATCAGATCGAGCACCTGACCGCGCACGCGCGCCGCATCATCACTCGATGTAGGCTCGTAATTCGATGCCGCGATAGCGATTGAAGCGATGGTCGCGCGCCGGAACAGATCCGAGCAGGCTGACTGCATCGTCGCCATCGCAGTGCCGATCGTTGATGCGGTTGTCGCCCCGCTTGGCTCGTAGGCCGCCAACGACGTGAGCAAGCGCATCGAATCAGCCGGATCCGGCGTCGCCGCCAGCATCGCGCTCGTGACGCCCTGCACCGCCGCGGTGAAGTCGTCGATCGTCGAAGCGTCAAGATTCCGCGCCGCCGCGTCGAGCGTCGCGGACGCGGTGTCAAGATTCGCGCGCGCGAGGGTCGCCGCCTGTGTGAGGCTTTCGACGGTGGCGTCGCTCGTGTCGACAGACGAGCTCGGAAACTTGCTGAACGTGGGCACCGTCGCGCTGCCGGCGAACCTGCCGAAATCACCCGGAAGGTTAGTCAGAAGCCGGAAGAGGTTCCGCGCGTCGCCAACGAAGTTCTTTGCCGCCGTGTACCAGCCGACTGCCGTGCTCACCGCTGAGCCAAGGACCGCCGCACCGTACGCGATCGCTGTCAGCGCAGTTCGAGCGAAGTTGAGCGCGGCCGCGATGTTGAGGCCGCTTGCCGCGCTTTCGACAAGACTTCCGCCCGCCACCGAGGTCGCCGGGAAGACGCGGGGACCGCCCTCGATAAACTCGAACTCGAACTCGAAGTATCGGCCCTTCTCCCACCGCTCGATCCAGCGGCTATCCATCAGGCTGACGTCACGCCGACCATATGTCGGATGCACGAGCGCGCCCGCGCCTTCCTTCTCGCAGGCCGCGATCAGCAGGTCGCGCTGCGCGATGACGTCGTCGCCAACGACGAACCCGAAAACGCGAAATCGATGCGTACCGCGACCGAGATCCTCGACCCACGGCGTATCGCGCAGCGGGTATTCATGCAGCTCGTTCCGGCGACCGAAGCCGCCTTCGCCGCCGAGCGACACGAACGGCACGCCGCGGAATGACGCGGGCCGTAATTGATCGAAGTACGATCCCGCCGAGCCGCCAAGTCGCGCGGCCAGCGAACTCGCCAGATTGGAGATGCCCGAGGTGGTGCCGAGCACTGCGCCTGCGCCGCCTCCAATGTTCATGCCTTTGCTCCAATCTGTTGTTTCATGCGCTTGGCCTGGTCAAGCCAGCGCAAAGTCTCGGAAAACGTCATGCCATCGGCGTCGTTCGGCCCCCACCGCATGAAATGGGTGAGGTCTGCGAGGACGTCATCCCAGCCTTCCGGCATGGCCGTGACGGCGGCAATCAGTCGTCCGAGTCCGCTGTCCGCCGAAGCTGAAAACCGTTGAAGTACGCGCATGCGGCCATGAAGTCACGCGCTGTCAGCGCGCGCACAGCGTTCTTCGGCACCTTCGACACGATGCTGATCAGAGCGATACTCGACGCAAACGTGCCGCCAGCCGCCGACGCTTTGCGCTTCTGCTGGTTCGTCGGCTCGCACAGTTCGAGCGAAGCAACATTCAGCGGGCTGTCGTCGGCCGTGAGCTTCACCGGCGATTGGAGAACGAGCTCGAACTCGTCGGCGCTCGGCTTCATGCCGCTGATCGCATCCTTGCCGAAGGAACCGATGAAGTCTGCCGCCTCGTCGATCTGGCTCGTGTACATCTGGTCGATCACATCGACCGGTACGCCGCTGAGCAGAGCGATCAGAGCGATCTGGAGCCCGTATACACCGGCCGCGTTTTCCGCCTTCTCATACTCGCCTGCGGTCGGCTCGCGCAGCGTGATCGAGTCGACTGTCTTCGCCTGGTCGCCCTCGCCGTAGCTCAGCGCCTTGCGCAACTGGATGGTTTTTGTGTCGCTCATCGATTACTGCTCCGTGACCGAGCCCTGCAGCCCTTCCCACTTAACCGTGAACTTCGCTTCGGTCGTGTCAACTTCCTGCGCTTCGACCGTCCACATGTTGCGGCCGATGATCGTCTTGCCGTTCGCAAGCTCGAGAACGACCGTGTTGCTGCGCATCGCGTTGACCGCAGCGAGACTGACGCCACCGGAGTCACGAATCGACGCCGACATCGAAGGTGCCTTCGGCTTCTCGCTGAAGCCGTGAATGGTGTCCTGCCCGCCGAGCGACTCGCGCGTCACAGTGCCGACGTCGTACCGAAGCTCGCCTTCGAGCTGGTAATTGACGCCGTCGATCGTGATGTACGCGGTGCCGGCGATGAAATTCGTGTTGTTCGCCATCGTTGGCTTCTCCACAAAAGAAAAAGCCGCCCGGTCATGGGCGGCTCACAGCGTTGGCGAACTGCTTACGTCTGGCTGGTGGACAGACGGAACTGCGCGAGCAGCGCGAAGATCCGCAGCTGATTGATCAGCGTGCCCGGCCAGAGTACGTCGACACGATTCGGGTTCTGCGCGTTTTGCTCGACGATGATCGACTGAGCGAACTTATCGCTGCCCTGCACATAGCCTTCGTACTCCATCGCCTGGTATTCGGCGATCTGGTCAGCCTTGATGATGTTCGGCGTCACGATACCGGCGCCCGGGCCGAATCGCGTGCCGTTCGCCGCCAGCTTCACGCGCGCATACTTCGACGTCACCAGCGTGCGCAAGCGACGCAGGACGTACGCGAGCAGGAACATCGTCTCGACTTCGAGATAGCTGTTGTCCGGCTGCCCGAACGCGTTCGTCTGATAGCTCGTGATCAGGTTCTCTATCGCGACCGTGCCGTCATCGCCAACCGTGAAGGTTGCGATGCCGTCATAGAGCAGCGTGTTGCGCTGGCTGAGGTTGAAGCGCGACTGCAGCGGCGGCGCCAGCACGCCGGTCAGCGCGACGGTCTGCATCGGCACACCCGGATCAGCGCGCACGCTCACCGCGGTCACCGCCGCGATGGTCGCCGCCCATTGCCATGCTGGCGTCGGCGAGTCGTTGAAGCCCATGATCGACTCGTGCTGGTTATTGCGCGAGGTGCCGAAAGTGGTGAGACCCGCCCACGTGCTGCGATATGCGACAAACACGTGGCCGTACACCTGCTGCTGCCAGCTCCATCGGCCGGTCGAGTCGTTCAGGAACGCCTTCAGCGCGTCGAGCGAGGTCGTATCGGTGAACGCGCACGCAATGAAGTCGAACGGCATATCTTGAAGATTGCCGAGCGCCGTCGTCAGCGTCGGGTTCGTCGTACCACCCGCCATCGCCGTGATCGTCGCGGCGAGGCCGGTCGGTAGCGCCTCGCCAGCCGTCGTGCCGATGTAATTGAAGCGGACGTCGATGTCGTTGCCGACAAGGCCCTTGTTGTCGGCCGTCAGCGTTACGGTGCTCGTCGATGCGGCTGCAGTGACGGGCATCGATGGGATCAGATTGATCGCCGCAGCGACGGCGGTCGCAATCTGCGCGGTCGTCTGGCCCGCTGTCACCGGCACGGTGACAAGCTGACCGGCGACATAGAGCGAGATCGTTCCATTTGCCGTCGGCGCCGACGCGAACGCGATCGAACCGGTCGCTGCGACCGCGCCAGCGGCATCCTGCACCGGCAGATACCAGAGTTCGCCGAATTGATCGTTCTGGCGATATGCGGCCGTCATCAGTGCGAGCACGCTGTTCGCGCCAGCCTGGACGTTCGCGTCGCCCGTGCCGGACGAGATGAGCGGTACATTCGGCGTCGCGGCGCCGGCCGACGTCATAGGGCCGATGAGCAGCGCGCGCTGGTTCGCTACTGCGGAGTTCGCGTGAGAGTTGTCGATCTCGGCGAAGAACAGCGGCGTGCGGATGTTCTGCGGGATCTGCTTGAACGGAATGGTCATTGCTTTCCGACCTCTTCATCAGTTGCCGCAGCATTGGCTGCCGGTTGATCGCTCGACGCAGCATCTGCGTCAGCGGCGGCTTTGGCCTGCGCTTCACGCGCAGCCTCGGCTTCGGCCTCCGCTCTCTCTTGCGCCGCATGAAAATCCTTCGCGCTTACCTCGACGACGTCACCGTCATTGAGCACGCGGGTCCAGAAGATGTCGCCGTCCGGCACTTCGATGCCTTCGTCCGGCAGCAACTGCTTCGTAACCGGATGCCGCACTTTGAGGCCCGGTGCAGGTTTGACGATCATTCGTCGCTCCTATTGAGGAAATTGAACGTTGACCTCGCCTTCCGCCCGGCCGTCTGGGCCCTGCGTGCGCGGAGCCGGCGTGACAGCGTCGGGGAATGGCGGGTTCGGATATGTGCCGTTCGGATCGGCGACGTTCGTGAGGTCCGCCGTCACGTCCATTGCAAGCAACTGCGTGTTGATGTCGGGATAGAACGTCTCGACGAACTCAACGCCCAGAAGGATCGAGAGGCCGCCTACGTGTGTCGAGCCATCAGCGGTCACTTCCGTTTCGGTGTCGCAGAACGAGAAGTCCTGCACAATGCGGCGCAACGGAATGCTCTTGAAGACCGCTTCTTCGACCTCGGCGCCGAGCGTCTCCAGCTCGAGAAGAGCGG